ATCTGAAGGATAAGTACGGGGTTCGTTATTACTATCGCTATTGCGATGACGGACTGGTACTCGGTAAAACGAAAGCGGAATTGTGGAAGATTCGTGATGCTGTTCACGGGCAAATGGGAAAAATAGACTTGGAAATAAAGCCGAATGAACGGGTGTTCCCTGTGGAAGAAGGCATTGATTTCCTTGGCTATGTTATCCGTCCCGACTATGTAAGATTGCGGAAACGCATCAAACAGAAGTTTGCCCGGAAAATGCACGAGGTAAAATCGAGAAAAAGACGGCGGGAACTGATTGCCAGTTTCTACGGCATGACGAAGCACGCCGACTGTAATAAGTTGTTTAAAAAATTAACAGGCAAAGAAATGAGAAGTTTTAAAGACTTGAATGTCGCTTACAAGCCGGAAGACGGTAAAAAGCGATTCCCCGGAGTGGTGGTAAGCATCCGGGAACTGGTAAACTTACCCATTGTAGTGAAGGACTTTGAGACCGGTATCAAAACCGAGCAGGGAGAAGACCGCTGTATTGTGGCCATCGAAGTGAACGGCGAGGCAAAGAAGTTCTTCACCAACAGCGAGGAAATGAAGAATATTCTCGCACAAGTAAAGGAAATGCCGGATGGTTTCCCGTTTGAAACGACCATCAAGACAGAGACATTCGGCAAAGGTAGAACCAAATACGTGTTTACATGAGAAGAGTTGAAGGAAGTTCCGGGGTTTCGCTGATGGAATGCACGAACCCGGTTAAAGACAAATGGCGCATCCGATGGGATGTGCAGGAAAAAGAGAACGGCTCTGCCTCCTACATGGAAGAGGAGTTCGGGCATAAGCCTACTGATGAGGAAATCCACACATTGGTTATGTCCTGGTATAACAGCCAGACTGATGCGGCTATCCTATCCGGATTCGCCTATAATGGTGCCCATGTATGGCTTTCTGTGGAGAACCAGTACAACTATAAGGCAGCATACGATTTGGCCGTTCAGACGGGCGGAGAAACCCTGCCAGTGACGTTTAAGTTTGGTTCGGATGAACAACCGGAATACCATACTTTTACTCAGTTAGAAGAACTGAAAGATTTCTATACAAAAGCAGTAGGATTCATTCAGACAGTTCTGGCTGAAGGCTGGGAAAAAAAGGACAAGTTCAATTTGGAATTATATCGGATTGAGTGATTGACAATCCCTTCGGGGGAGGGATAAAAAAAGCCCCCGGCCTGTTAATATAGACGCCAATCATTTATTAACACAAAACGCCACGAGAGTGCGCGACCGGGGGCAATGCCCTCTGCCGCACTCTCGTGGCGTTTTTACGCATTAAATAAATGATTGGCATTGCAAAAGTACAAAAATGATTGGATATGACATTGTTTGAAGCACTTAAATTTAACAGAGAACCGCTTGAAATGCTTATAAGTTTGGGCGGCAAGCAGGATGACCTTCGATTCATAGACTTATATACGGAGTATGAGGTCATGAAAAAACAAGGTGAAAAGACCACTTATGCAGTGGCGTTTTTGGCAAATAAATATTCGGTAAGCGAACGTAAGGTGTATGATGTTATCAAACGGTTTGGAAAGCACTGCACGCTCGGTGCAGTGTGATTGATGTGCCGGGGATGCCTTGTGTTGTCCGGTAGAGCTACCTTTGTACAACCAAAAATAAAGCTCATGAATAAGTATTACCAGACATTAGACAAGATACTCCAAACGGGCAAAATCCAGACCAATAGGAAAGGGCGTATCAAGTATCTATTAAACGAAAGGCTCATGCTAACCCCCGCTGATTTACTTGACATATTTGAAAGCCACGGGATAGCCAGGAAAAAGCTGAAAGAGGAATTGAAACTGTTTATGCAAGGAGTCCGGGATGTGGAAAAATACAAAGAGGCAGGGATTACCTGGTGGGATTATTGCGGCCATACCCTTGTAAACAGCTATCCAACTTACTTTGAAAAGCTTCCACCCCTCATAACCAGGATTAACCGGGAAAAGCGCAACAGCAAGAATTATGTCCTGTTTCTTGGAGAAACCGGGGTGGAAAGCAACCAGGCACCCTGCCTGAGTCTTGTGCAGTTCCAAATTGATGAGGGAGAATTGGTGCTATCTGCATATCAGCGTAGTTCTGATGCGAACCTTGGGCTTCCGGCTGATATTTATCATCTTTATCTGATGGCAAGGCAGGTGGAGCTTCCCCTGAAGTCCATAACCCTTGACCTTGGAAATGTGCATATATATGAAAATAACATTGACCGGACTCTGGAACTGTTATCCGGAGTTGAAAACATTAAATTTGACTTGAACGTATGAAGAATATGAATTTATCTGCACCACTGCCATTTGTAGGCCAAAAAAGAATGTTTGCTAAAGAGTTTATTAAAGTTTTGGAACAGTTCCCTGAAGATACCGTGTTTGTGGACTTGTTTGGCGGTTCCGGACTTCTTTCGCATATAGCCAAAAGAAGCAAGCCCGATGCTACTGTTGTCTACAATGACTTCGACAACTACCGGTTCAGACTGAAAAATATCCCACAGACAAATAAACTGCTTGCCGATATTAGGGAGCTGGTGGGTAATTCGATACCCAAACATAAACCAATTAAAGGGGAACTTAGAGAACGCATTTTTAAACGTATCGAGGAAGAAGAACTAAATGTTGGGTACGTGGATTTTATAACCTTATCATCCTCACTTATGTTCTCCATGAAGTATAAATTGTCTGTAGCCGAAATGCGCAAGGAAGTCCTTTATAACAACATTCGCAAGACCGGTTATCCGGAGTCTTCTGACTACTTAAAAGGGCTTGAAATTGTATCATGCGACTACAAAGCAGTATTCAACCAATATAAGGATGTTCCCGGAGTCGTCTTTTTAATTGATCCGCCTTATCTTTCCACTGATGTTGGTACGTACAATATGTATTGGCGCTTGTCTGATTATTTGGATGTTTTAAAGATACTCGAAAAGCATTCCTTCGTTTATTTCACATCCAATAAATCCTCCATACTTGAACTGTGTGAATGGATTGGAGCAAACAAAACCATTGGCAATCCTTTTGAGGGTTGTACAAAAAAGGAATTCAATGCCCACATGAATTATTCTGCCGAATATACAGACATGATGCTGTATAAGAAACAGGAAAAATTAGTTCATAAAACAGCTGCTTAGCACTGAACAAAGATACAATTTTTCAAGTAGAAGGCCAAACTTTTGAGCCTTATTTTAATGCCGTTATAAAGCCATTTTTTATGAAATTATAAAGCCGAAACAGAGGTCATTACAAAACTTTTGTTTCGGCTTTTTGAGTGTTGCGCGCTTTCCTTTTTTGAACGCTTCGTTTTGTCCTTTTCCCTGAAAATCGAACGCTTCGTTTCGGATTCTGCGGAAATTTGGATTTGCGGATTATACAAACATTAAAATATTGATATGAAACTTTCTGATTTAAAAAGGGATGACAAAGGAATCATTACGAAAGTACTCGGTAGAGGGCCTTTCAGAAAGCGCATTATCGAGATGGGATTTGTACAGGGACAAGAAGTGGAGGCTGTCCGGAGTGCGCCTTTGGGCGATCCTGTCTATTACAAGGTGATGGGCTATAATGTTTCTCTTAGCAAAAGTGATGCAGAGCTGGTGGAAGTTGTAAGCATGAATGAATATCAACACGAATATGGTACAATAACAGACACGGAGTCACAGGTTAATACACTTACTACTCTGTCACACGAAGATTTTATTCGATTTGCTAAAGACAGAGGGAAAACTATCAATATCGCACTGGTCGGTAATCCGAATTGTGGAAAAACATCTATGTTCAATTTTGCATCTGGAGCGTATGAGCATGTAGGCAATTACAGTGGAGTCACGGTAGATGCCAAAGAAGAGGTGTTCACCCAGGACGAATATACATTTAAAATCATAGATCTTCCGGGAACTTATTCCTTGTCCACCTATATTCTGGAAGAACTATATGTCCGTAAATACTTGAAAGAGGACTAGCCAGACATTGTTGTCAATGTGATTGACACATCGAATCTTGAACGGAATCTATATCTTACCAGCAAGTTGATTGACATGGATACCCACATGGTCATTGCCGTGAACATGTATGATGAACTTGAGAAGAAAGGCGACAGGTTCGACTATGTATCTCTGGCACGGATGATAGGTGTACCGATTATACCCACTATCGGTAAAACCGGTTTCGGCATAGACAGCTTGCTGAAAAAAATCATAGAAGTGTATGAGGCAAAGAACCGCTGACGCGCCATATACACATAAACTATGGCAATACGCTGGAAACGGAAATTGATAGAATGCATAAGGAATTGAAAATCTACGGGAACGTAGCCGAGCGTTTTTCCAAACGTTTCCTTGCCATCAAACTATTGGAAAAGGATGTGGAGATAGAAAGAATGGTCAAGAGATGGGGGAATTATTCCCGGCTGATGGCAGTGAGGGAAAAGGCTATAAACACCATTCAAGATTTGTTGCAGACTGATTCGGAAACCGCTTTCACAGATGTCCGTTATGGCTTTATATCAGGAGCACTCCGGGAGACTTATCATGAAAATCCCATGCATAAAAAAGACAAAACAAAGTTGATTGACCATATTGCCACCAGCAAGTTGCTTGGTTTTTCTCTGTTCATTTTCTTCCTATGGCTCATGTTCGAAGCCACTTTTGTCATCGGAGAATATCCTAAAGGATGGATCGACTCCTGGATGAGCTGGATGGAACAACTGGTACAGGAGAATTTTGCTCCCGGTCCGTTGGCGGATTTGCTGACTAACGGAATTATAAACAGTGTGGGCGGTATCATTGTGTTCCTGCCGCAAATTCTGATTCTGTACTTTTTCATATTACTGATGGAGGATTTCGGATATATGGTACGGACAGCATTTATTATGGACAAATTGATGCACAAAATGGGCTTGCATGGCAAGTCGTTCATTCTGCTGATTATGGGATTCGGATGCAACGTATTGGCTGTAATGGCTACCCGTACCATAGAAAGCCGGAGTAGCCGCATGATAACCATGCTGGCTGTCCCTCTGATGAGTTGCAGTGCCCGTCTGCCTCTCTATGTATTAATATGCGGAACTTTTTTTGCGGAATATGCGGGAACCATGCTTTTAGTCTTATGCCTTACAGGTATTACAGCTGCGGTATGCATGGCCAGATTGTTCAGAAAGTTTTTATTCAAGAACGAGGATGTTCCTTTTGTAATGAAACTGCCTCCTTACCGGATGCCTACTACACGCGCCATCTGTATACATATGTGGGAAAAAGCCAAACAGTATCTGCATAAAAGGGGAAGTGTCATTCTTGTAGCTTCTGTCATCGTATGGTTTCTTGGATATTATCCCCATCATTCTGAAAAGCTTGATGCCCTCGACAAAGAAATCAGCCGGATAGAACAGACAGAAAAAGACTTTTCAACAAAAGAACAGAAGATAAAGGAATTGACTGCCTTCCGAAACTTGAAACAACAGGAAAATTCCTATATCGGCAGAATAGGTCATTTTATAAGTCCGGTGATGAAACTGTTAGGATTTAAAAAAAAACACCTTATTTTATTCCGTTTTATAATGTGAATATTTGTTCTTATTTCCTTTTAGATACACTATATACAAATTATATGTTCTATTTCTCTTCTTAATATTGTTAAAATTGAAAAGTTCGTGTAATTATAAAAACAAAAAGAGCTTTAATGTATAGTAAAATTTGATTGTCAATCAGCTAAAAGCACTACATTATCAGTGCAATTTATCAATACAAGATGATTTAGTATTAGTGTCACTATATACTAATAAGTTTTTTATTTTGCCTTTTCAGATATTGCACTTATTGATGTGAACATTATATAAATTTACAGTCGGTATCATTATGTGGTTAAAGTTAAAAATATGCTTCGGTTATGCTATTTTAGTTTTACTGTTAGCTTTCATTGTCTATCAGTTCCGCAAGGAACAGGTACTAAGACACATGCTGCGCAAAGAAGAGAAGGAGTTGGCAGCGATACATAGTCTAGCAGAAAAAAGTTACATAGGCCTATTGGATCTTTCTACTCATGCGGAAATTGCCATAACATGGGATGACAACGATTTGAAGAACTACAGTTATAAACGATATGGGGTTTGTGACAGTCTGCAACTCCTAAAGGAGTATGTCCATACTCCCTTACAAAAAAACCGTATTGACTCATTGTGTCTTCTTCTTTGGAATAAAGAAATTCTTCTTTCCAAGACAATGCATACTTTCAATGAATTGCAGAGTATTGGCGATATTGTACAGGAAAGTATCCCTTCCATTATTTTGACTGCTGGGAGACAAGCTGTGCAGCAAAAGAGGAATATGGTCTTGTTTAAATCCGGTACGAGAGATAGTTCTAAGAAGGGAATTTGGGATATTTTTCCATTAAAAGAGAATAAATTTGCCTGTCAGCGACAGAAGGAAGATGGCGAATGTAGGCATTGCTCTTTGTTCATTGTCCCTTCAATCGGAATGGCAACATGTATGCTCCACTCTCTGTCCTTGGAACAGGCTGAAAGATTAGTGCAAATACAGGCACAGATGGACAGCTTATACGTTGGCGGCATGGAACTGAACGAAAGGATGAACAGCATAGTCTCTGAATTTGAACGGGAGAATAACGAACGTTTTGCTGCACGCTACAGAACCTTTGTCCTTGAACGGAATAATTCCTACTATGTGGTAGCCGGCTTGGCTTTGTCTATCTCTTTACTGGCAATTGTATTGTATATCCTCATTCACCGGGATTTGAACCGTCGTCTTCGGTATGAGAGGGAATTTGAACAGTCCGACAATCGGAATAGAGAATTGCTCCGTTCACGTAAGGAGCTGATGGCCTCAGTGGCCCATGACCTGCGTGCTCCGCTGGCAGCTATCAGAGGCTGTGCGGAACAGTTGTCTTCGGAAAGCGATGGTAGTTGCAGGGTCGGTTATCTGGACAATATCCTGCATTCGTCCGATTATATGCTCGCTCTGGTAGACACGCTGATGGAATATCACCGGATGGATGAAGGTGGGACGCACTCCAAAAACACACTCTTCAGCTTGAAAACTCTGTTTGAAGAAATAGCGGACAGCCACCGTCTTGCCGCCCGGCAGAAAAAACTTGCGTTCACTGCATCTTTCTCCGGTCTGGATGTTATGGTCAACTGTGACAGCTCGCATATCCGGCAGATAGTCGGCAACCTGCTGTCCAATGCCTTGAAGTTCACATTTCACGGGAAGGTGTTTCTTGAGGTGGAATACCGGCCGGGAAATCTTCATATTTCTGTCCTGGATACGGGTATGGGAATAGGCCTTGAGGAGAAAAAACGGATATTCGGAGCTTTCGAAAGGCTCGACAATGCGCGTAATATCCCCGGCTTCGGGTTGGGGTTGGCAATCACGGCCCGACTCGTATCCTTGATGCAGGGGCATGTGGAAGTGGAGAGTGTACCCGGTGAGGGCAGCCGTTTTTCTGTTTTCCTGCCTATGCTACCGGCCGGACACCCCGTCTGTCCGGAAGAGAAGTTTTCTCCTGTTTGTGAATTGCCCGTTGATATCCGTGTGCTGGTCATTGATGACAACCGTATCCAGCTGGGAGTCATCAGTAAAATGCTTTCCCGTAATCAGATTCACTGTGACTGCTGCTCGGATGTCCGGGAGTTGATGGATTGTCTGAACAAACAGAAATACGACCTTCTGCTGACCGACATACAGATGCCCGGTACGAATGGCTTCTCGGTCCTTGAGCTGTTGAGGACCTCGAACATTCCCCGGGCATGGGAGATTCCCGTCATAGCCATCACGGCACGTTCCGATAAAAAGGGAGAGTATCTTACCGCAGGTTTTGCCGACTGTCTGTATAAGCCTTTCTCTGAGGAAGAGTTGCTGGCGGCAGTTTCACAGATGGATCGACCTGCTTTTGCTGCCATCATGGAAGGAGAGGAAAACGTGGAAGAGATGCTGGACCTGTTCATAAAGGATACCATGGGTGAACTTGCCGGAATAAGGGACGCTTTTTCCACGGGAGATTATAAGAAGTTGGGAAGTATCATACACAAAGCCGCGCCGCTTTGGGAAATGATCCGTATAAACATTCCCCAAAGTGAACTGAGGGAAATGGCTTCCATGCCTTCCGAAAAATGGGGTGGCTTATCGGACGAAAGAATAGAGGAACTGATTAAAGCTGTGGAACATGCTGTAGAGAAAGCAAAAAGAATAAAGAAAAGAGTATATGGAAACTGTATTGATAGTAGAGGATGACCGTGTGTATGCACGTGCTACCACAAACTGGCTGGTGAAAAATGGTATCAATGCTCGTTATGTATTATCCGTGGACAATGCAAAGGAGTTTTTGGACAACCATGATGTGGATCTGGTATTATCGGATTTTCGTCTCGACAACGGCAATGGCATGGAACTGCTGGAATGGATGAATACACATGGCTATCGTATTCCTTTCCTCATCATGACAGGCTACGGGGATATACCCGGTGCCGTGGAAGCGGTTAAAAAAGGTGCCGTGGACTATCTGCCCAAACCTGTGCAGACAGAAAAGGTACTCGGTATTATCCGGAAAGCATTGGAACGTAAGAGAAGGGACGGCAATACAAAACAAAGATTCTATACAAGCAAAAGCCCTTTGGCATTGAGATTGCAGGAGCATATCCGGCTGGTGGCTCCGGTGGATACGTTAGCCGTGCTGATACGTGGCGCATCAGGGACAGGCAAGGAGTATGTGGCCCGGCAGATACATGTGTTGAGCGGTCGGTCGGATGCTTCTTTCATCGCAGTGGATTGCGGGGTACTTCCGAAGGAACTGGCGGCATCGGAACTGTTCGGTCATGTGAAGGGTGCCTTTACCGGAGCGACGGAAAACAAGACGGGCATGTTTGCCGCCGCCAACCATGGGACACTGTTTCTGGACGAGGTGGGTAATCTGAATGCCGAAGTACAAAGGGCACTGTTGCGTGCCTTGCAGGAAAAACGCTACCGTCCCGTAGGCGGTAAAGAGGAGATTCAGACGGACATCCGTCTGGTAGCTGCTACCAATGAGGACCTGGAGAAGGCGATAGCCGAAGGACGTTTCCGGGAAGACCTGTTCCATCGTCTGAATGAATTTCCGTTGCATGTACCATTGCTGGCAGAGTGCATTGAGGATATTATCCCGTTGGCGGAATTCATGCTGGATGCCGCCAATCAAGAGTTCTCAAGGAAAGTGAAAGGCTTTGACCGCGAAGTACAGAAACGGTTGAAATCTTATTCGTGGCCGGGAAACATACGGGAACTGAGGATGGTTGTCAGACGGGCCACCTTATTGGCTAAAGATGACTGGATAACCACCGGGGAGATAGACATTCCCGATAAAGGCAGGCAACCGGGAGAGTATTCACTTAATGACGAGCGGATGGAACGGGCAACCATTCTGAAAGCATTGGAGGCAACGGGCAATGACAGGAAGGCTGCCGCACGGCTGCTGGGCATCAGCCGGAGCACGCTTTATCTGAAACTGAGGAAGTATCGTCTGGATTAGAATATGTCCGAAATTCGGACACATCATGTCCAATCCACAATGCTTTTATGTACACATCATTTTTACTGCTTTCTATATGGTTTATTTCCAATGTTTTATCTGTGTACTGTTTCAGGCATGGCACTTGTCTTTATTCCGGCAGGATGAGTGGAGAGTTGAATTGTGGAACCTAAAAACATGATACGATGAAGACATTGGTGGAAACCTCTCTTTTTAATCTGTTCGCCTCTTATACAAACGGTGCCGGACCTGCGCTAGGTGAGTTGCCGGCTGCCTATGACGATTTCGTGAACTGCCTTGCTACGCTTTCACCGGCAGGGGACCTGACGGGACAGCTACGTTGTCTGAACTACACAAAAATAGAGCTGGCCTTTATGCGGCAGGCCTGCAACGGAATGGCTGAAGATTGCCGCAATATCCTGTATGACGTGTTTATCGACAAGACGTTGGCGTTGCTGGATGCGGAAGCGGAAATACTGAAGGAGATGCTTCGTCATGGTACTGTGTCTGCCGGATTCCATGCGGAAGCAGTGCGGGGAAGCGGAAGCAAAAGTTCCGTCACACTGACATGGAACGGTACGGACAGCGACCTGATTGAACTGGTGGCCGCACTGATGGCAGCCGGTGCGATAGGTACGGCTGAAGGCCGGAATTTGAAAATTGTGGATGTTATCCGCGTTTTCGAGGAAGTGTTCCGTCTGAAAATCAATGCGCTGTACACCAAGCGTGGCAAGGTGTTCGACCGTTGTACGGACACCACTCCGTTCATCGACTCCCTGCGCAAAAGTTATAACCGGATGCTGGACGCACGGCTGGCGTAAAGGTTGTACGCCAACAGCCGCCAACGGATGACTCGTATGTATGAGGTATTGCAGATTGGCGGCTGAATGTTTTTCTTTGTCGCCGGTTATCATGTCTAAAAATACAAGCTATGTCAATCCTGAATGATATTTGGAACCGCATTGCCCGGAAACCGGACAGGCGGAAAGCGGCGGTAACGGAAACTTCCGGGACGAAAAACCGGGTATATGCGGTGGTTACGGAAGAGGGCGTGATACTGTTTTCCGACACCCCCAAGGGTATGAAGGCACGGAACAGCTATCTGCAACATCTGGCCGACGGCTTCTTCAACGTGACCAAAGTACCCGAAACTTTGCGGATATATGAGATTGACCTGCCTACCAAACGGGTGGCCGGGCTGGCGGACAACTGCATCGAAAAGCTGTCCAAAGCGGATTTGCGAAGCACAGACGCACAATTGCGCAGGTCGGTGGTGAACTTCACCTCCGACAAGTTTGCGGATAGAAGTGTGCTGGACGGTGGGGTGTGCAGGGCAAAGTTCGACCTGCGGCCCGATTTCCATAACTTCGACCGGCTGACAAAAGAATTCGGTTTGGGTATCTCGCCCCGGAACTATGATGTAGCGTCATTGCTGTATATTTCGGAAAACGGGTACGCCGGGATTGTTGCGGCAGACAAGGTGCATCCGTTCAGCTATGAGTATGAGTTCAGGGAACTGGCGGAGAAGCTGGGAGACAGCATGAGGGCACGGATGAACGCGCCTTTGTCGGCACACGACTTCGGCTATGCGGCCTTACAGAAAGAGGCAAAGGAGATGGCGGCGGATTTGTTACAATCGGAGTTCCATATTACGGATGGAGAGTTCAGGTTGGGCGCACGGATAAGCCGAATAGAAAGGATGGAAATGTCACATCCGGTGTCGTATCCGCATTCGGAAGAGGAACAGACCGGCGGGTTACCGGAAACACACTACAGGCAGGAAGCTCCTGAACAGCGGATGTCTGACAGCCAACGGCAGGTGAAGCATGCAGCTTCCATTACCCCACAGAAGAAGGAGAAGAAACAATTAATCCTATAGAATCTATGGAAGAAAAGAAAAAGCAAGCGGTGGAAAGCGGCAGTCTGTATATGACATTGGACGCCTTTTACAGACCCGTGTATCTGAGTATGCGCGGACAGGGGGAAGAGGGATTTTCCCGTTATATCAGTAACAACGTGCGGTCTCATACGACCCGGTCGGGAATTTATTCCCGACCACTGAATGTTCCGTTTCGACTTTAAAGACAAAAGTCTGATTCCTCCCATATTCGGTACGGACAATGCGGATTATCTGGAACAGCTCTGTCCTGTACTGGAACGGGAGAATATATATCCGTTGGGGGTGGTGAGACTCCGGGATGCGGCATTCTGTGAGGAACGGGGGATTGTACATCTGTCATTATCAGCGGAACATACGGATTTGCTGGAAAATGAGGATTACAGGCGGCTGCGACATCGTTTCGGAATGAACGGGGATGTGATACGCAGCGGGCTGGCTGCTTTTCCCACCTACATGTCGGTGGAACACGGGCGGAAGGTATTGCTGTTTGACAAGACAGACGGTGGGGACAGGATGCTGGATGAGTTTCTGAGTGGGCTGGCCGAACGTTTTTTTGACGGCAAGCGGAAACCTGAGAGTTTGAGGTTTTATGAGGTGGCTCCGCTGAATGCCGCATGCCGGGCAAAAATAGGTGACGGGCAGACGGTTTCTTCGGATATGGTGAGATATGGGATTTGTGTGGCATGTTGCGACATGGCACCTACGCTGAGGAACTTTAACAGGCTGAGAAAATTGCAACGGCAGCCTATGCCGCTGACCGGAGAACAGGAACGGATAGTCTCGTCACTGGTGGCACGACCGGATAATGTACGGTTCCCGAACGTGGAAATGAGGGTGCGGATTCCGGCAAAGAGAAAAGGACAAGGAATGAACATTTAATTTTTTGATGAATGGAAAAAGAGAATACGAACAGTGGCAGTGTGTATGTCACAGTGGACGGACATCTCAACCCGGTGCATGTCAGTATGAAAGGTACGGGTGAAGAAGGTTTTCTGGAGTTTATGCTGGGAGATGTGGAGAAGGCGCTCAAGGAAACGGAAATGCCTACCATGGGCATGATGTACTATAATGTGCCTGATATGAGGATTATTCCGCGTTTGCGGGAAGGGAATAATGATGATTATCTGCGAAGACTGGAAAAGGCGATGGACGGACATGGGATTAAGCCGCATAGATACCTGGCTCTGTCGGAAGTGGTGTATTGCCTGTGAAAGTACATGGACCCGCTTTCAAGGGACGAGAACTATCCCCGACAACTTACACCGGAGATGTGGCGGGAGATAAAGTCCGCACCACCCGAAGTGATAGCGGAGATGCAGGATGATTTGAAGCATGGGAACACGTATTATACAGGTGTTGAGACGGGTAAAGGGGTGCTGCTGTTCGGTAGGGATTACGTAGGAAACCGTCAATACGGGGATTTTATGGCAACGAATATAGAGAAGCGTTTCTTTGAACCGGACTTTGAGGAAAAGTATCTGAATGTGTATGAGTTACGGGGATGGCCTTCATTGATGGAAGGGAAAGTAAACCGCTGTTGCGATGATTACGGCTGTTTGTTGCCGTTGGAGAAGATTCCGGCAGATGCTTTTGTGGACAAATCGGCATTGAAAAGTATAACGGACAGTGAGCGTTATGATCTTGCTCCTACATGGGAGAACTATTATAGGCTGACTGATTCCGGAAAGGGGCTGGGCCTTACTCGGAGTCCGTATAATTATGACTGGATGACACTGCTGTATATCATGGATAAAGGCTATCCGAGAGACGGACTGATAGATGAATACCCGGACAACTTCAGTTTTTACGATAAATTCGAGAAGATAGAAAACAAACTGCTGGGCCGCAACAGATGGGATGTGTATGATGTGATGCAGGAGAAGGCGAAGAAACTGGCAGGGAAATTGTTGAAAGAGCACTTTTCGGAAATACGGCGGAAAACAGACGTAAAGGAAAAAGAGCATGTGAAAAAAAATAAGGGTATAAAGATATAGGGTGATAAAAAATGGCAGGGGAAACCCCGTTACTGTTTGGATGCAGATAACGGGGCTTTTCTTTTTATTTTGTGGTAGCAGTAACCTTAGTTTGAATTTTTTCAGTTTTGTAAATGACATTTTGGCGGAAATAAGCAGTCATAATAGGTATAATTATGGAATGAAAATATGGAAGGAGTAGAAACCGATGGCTGGGTTACGGAAATGGTTAGATATGTTATCTGTCCGGATGAGGATATTTGGTATATTTGGAGTGACAATGCACGCCAACGGATGACTTTAATTTTGAATGTTTTGTCAAGTGTGGAAATATGCTTTTATTTGCTTTGTAAATAGTGAAATTATAAATCAAATTGTTATGGAATTAGTTGTTATAGAGAAACATGCGTATTTACAGTTAAAACTGCAAATAGAGAGTTTATCCGCCCAGATTGAATCCGTTAAAAAGAAAATTGGTCCGGTTGAAATGGAAAAGTGACTGGATGCCCAGGAGGTCTGTCTGGCTTTGAATATCTCCAAACGAAGTTTGCAAGGCTATAGGGAGTACGGGATTATTCCATATTCTTGTATAGGCGGCAAATATATGTATAAAGAGAGTGATTTGGCCAAAATATTAATTCAAAAAGAAAGATAACATATGGACGGAGTAATCACAAGGCAGTCAGAAGAGTACATAATGATGATGAGGATGCTTAAGAAATGCTCAAAAGAGATACTTGAATTTCAGGATTTGCCTGTTCCTATAGCTGGTGAGGTCTATATGACCGGTGAACAGATATGTGGCATGTTGCATATCTCAAACAGAACTTTGCAAAAGTTACGTGATGAACGGGGGATAGCTTATACTGTCATAGGGGGTAAGTTCCTTTATCCTCTTTCTAAATTGCAATTGTTATTGGAAGAAAATTATAGAAATTATATTCGTTAAATCAAGTGGATAATTTGTATTTATGCTATTTTTTTGCTACTTTTGTAAAAGTAAGTAAGAGTGTAACAGGAAGAAAGTTGCAGCATATACGCGGTGAATTATTCGGTGTCATAGGAGCAGAGGCTTTTGGTAAGATACTGATAATGAATAGGGAAATTAAAAGTTAATCGTTCCCTGTCTCTCCGCTGGAAAGAATTGCAAAACAAAGAAAATCCCTGTAAATTAATACTTTACGGGGATTTTTTGTTTTTGGTGCATGGCAAAAATAAG